TCGCAAAGATCACTTGGACGGATTTAATAAAGAATTGAACCGTTTATTTGAGATTGGCAAGAAACGTCTTGATGCTAAGAAAAATGTCATTACAGTAACAACACCTGTAGCAGTGGTTAAGCGACCATCCATTCAAGATGCAATTAAAGACAAGGCATCTGAGTATATCGGTGATCTTGAAGGGTTTGTAGATGAGTTTTGTACTGCGGATAAGGACTTTAATCTATATACCCATTTAAAGGGTAACCAAATCCCTGCCCCGTATACTACATTCGTAAAAACTTGGGCAGTAAAGAAATTAGATCAATGGAATGAAGTAGCTGATTCTAAAGACTCGCAAATTGTTGAGGGTTATTCGAATTTTCCTAAACGTAAGATTACTAAGATTGTAAAATTGTTCGAATCTTTTGTTGAGGACTGTGACAAGTATGGGCAGTTCAAGAAAGCCAACCGCAAAGTTAGAGCAACAAGAGAAAAACCTGCAGTTGCCCAAATTAAGAGCTTAAAGTATAAACTCAAAGATGATGAATTAGGTTTAACATCTGCGAAAGCATTTGATCTTGTGGGCGCAGAGCAAGTATGGTTATTTAATACAAAAACAAGAAAATTATCGGTATATACATCCGAATCAACAAAAGGTATGACTGTAAAGGGTACGACTTTACAAAATTGGTCTCCAGAAAAATCCAAACAAAAGACTTTGAGAAAACCCGAAGAACAAATTAAAGATTTGCTCGCTTTGGGTAAGGTTAAATTAAGAACTTTCTTAGATAATATTAACTCTAAAGAACAGGCTGTCAATGGTAGGATAAATATAGATACAATCATCCTAAAAATTACGAGGTAACATATGGCAGGTATTAGTTTAAGTTATTGTCAACTTATAAAAATTGTTTTATCACAAATCGGCGGTAATCCATTAGAACAATTATACACATCAACAATACAGGGTTCTAGACAGGTAGCAGTTGGTCTAGGAATTCCTGGCGGACTTGCAGAAATTAAAACACTAATAGATACAGTTACAAATGCCATTAATGCTGCAGGTACAGATGTTACAAATGCGCAGAAACTTGTAGAAGCAATACAACAGCAGCTATTTCAAAATCCCATTGCGTATCCTGCATATGCAACCAACACAGCAATTACATCAAGAATAACACCCCTAAATTATCGTATAACAGTTATAGATCAATGGACGGCAAATGCAAATTCAGTCCCGTCATTTACAGTAAGTTCTCCCTATACTTCCGCGGCAGAGGAAAAAACGACTTTGACATCGCAGGTAAGTACATTATATACTGTTTCTGGAAAATTAGATACTTTTAAAAATTATACTGATAGATTATCAGGAGTTGCAACTTTATCGGGCGCAGAAGCGGCAGGCGGATGTTCATTACAAGATCTATTAGGCAATGGTTGTACACCCAATAACTCTGTTCCAGATATAGATCTAAAAGAGTTAATAACATCTCTTGAACAGGGAGATTTAATTAAAGCAATTGAACAAAAACTTTTAAGTGGATTAGGCATTAATGAATTAACCACAGCATTAAATGATTTTAATACTGTACTTACAAGATTTAATGCATTATTCGATACTTCTATTAATAAGGCAGCATTGAGAGCAGCAGTTGAATCACAAATTAATCATATAGTTTATAATTTATTATCTGGATGTTCTGGTAGTGTTTATGAAAAAATCATGAAGTCGAGTGTCGCCGATGCACTTACCACATATGTTACAGCAAAGCAAGCTGCACTTGACGGTACAGCTATTAGAGACAGCGAAGACGGTACTCTTATATCTAAACCAACCTCGGAAGTAGCGGTTGCATCGACGACAACAGATTCCGTATCAACACAAAATCCTGATGCAGTCGAGGCAGTTACTATTGCATATGAAGTAAGAGTGACCCGACCGGGCAGTACAGTTGCTTCTACGCAAGTCGTGCAAGCAAGAGATGCATCTGCTGCAGCTAGAATAGTTGAGAAAGAATTAATAGCTGCGGGAGCAAAAGGAAGTGGTTACAAAATAGAAGTAGACAATCAAAAAACAGGGACGATATTTACACTGGAAGATCGTGGCCCATTAAACACAGGAAAGCTAAACTTATAATGATAGTAGTTGACTTTAATCAAACAGCCATTTCTAATCTAATGGCCGAGGTGGGTGGTCGTAATGATATTGAAATTCAAGTGCCTCTATTGAGACATATGATTTTAAATTCCATACGAGGATACAAACAAAAATTCGGCAAAGAATTTGGTGAGATAGTTATCGCATGCGATAATCAAAACTATTGGCGCAGAGATTATTTTCCCTATTACAAAGCGGGAAGAAAAAAGGCAAGAGAAGATTCTGGCTTTGATTGGAAAACAATCTTTGAGGCAATTAATCTTATTCGTAGTGAAATTGAAGTGTTCTTTCCATACAAGGTTATTAATGTTGCAGGCGCAGAAGCAGATGATATCATTGCTGTACTCGCAGAATGGTCTCAGACTAATGATACCAAGAGTGTTTTATTTGATGAACCTAAGCCGTTCCTAGTATTATCCGGGGATCATGACTTTATTCAATTACAAAAGTATGAGAATGTAAAACAGTTCTCCCCTATACAAAGGAAGTATGTTAAACCTGATATTAGCCCTGAGAAATATATTTTTGAACACATCATTAAAGGTGACAAGGGTGACGGTGTTCCTAATGTGCTATCAGCAGACGATAGTATTGTGAATGGTGTACGACAAAAACCAATACGTCAGGAAAAATTAGATCTTTGGTACAAGGATTTTGATGCTATGCCGCAAGATGCAGAATTTAAGAAAAATTACGAACGCAATAAAAAATTAGTTAGTTTTAGTTGCATTCCTGATCATATTAAAAATTCTATCATAAATAGGTATGAGGATACCCCATCGAAAGATAAAAGCAAGTTACTAGATTTTTTTGTTGAACATAAAATGAAAAATATGCTAGAAGTTATAGAGGAATTTTAAATGAAAACTACAATACCACAAATTTTCGAAGAAGTTGAAAAAGCAAGCAGTAAGGAATCCAAAGTTAAAGTGCTAAGAGCATATGACCATCCTATCTTAAAAGGAATGCTGCAGATTAATTTTGATCTAAGTGTAAAACTAGACCTGCCCGAGGGCGAACCGCCCTTTAAAAAAGATACTGCAGTTCCAGTAGGTTACTCTGAAACTAATCTATTTGCTGAATTTAGGCGTATGTATGTTTGGCTTGATCCAAATATTAATCTTACCAGGCATAAAAAAGAACAACTGTTTATTCAGATGTTAGAAGGTATACATTGGTCTGAAGCAGAGGCATTGTGTCTAGCAAAAGATAAAAAGCTACAAACCAAATATAAATCTTTAAAAGAAGATATTGTTCGAGAAGCATTTCCAAATCTATTACCAGAAAAGCAAAAAGTAGAGGCAGCACCTAAAGCAAAAAAAGTAAAATCTTTGAGCGCATCCTGACCTGGTTCAAAGATAAACCAGTAGAAGAAGAAAAAGAAAAATGGTCGGATCAAGGAACACCCCTACCTGAACCTTTGTATGATTCAAGATATCGAGTGGAATATCAATACAGAGCATTTGACAAGCACTGAAAAAGGTGTTATAATATATTATATTAATGGAGTTCATATGACAATGCATATTGTGGGTCCTTGGCTTTCTACTTCGGGTAAGAAAAAGGGCAAAGTTAAATTTCGTAATGCGGATGAGGCTCGTAAGGCAAGAGAGTTAGATGCAGCTTGGAAACAACTGCTTAAAAATCAAGGCATCGAGCAAGAAGAAAAATCTCGCAAAAGAGCAATGGCAGCGGAACCGTTGTCCTATACATTATCTGCGCCTGCAGGTAGACAATCAACTAAGCATATCCCTAGTTTAAATACAGGTGACGGTATCGCTGCCAAAAAACAAATCCCACAATATACAGGAACAAAAATGATTGGCATTGGAACAATGCACAAATCCAATGCCGTGCCCATCTTTAGTGATGATGAAGCAAAAGCTATTTCAAGTATGAGACGCTAATGTCTAAAATTGTTTTAATCACCGGTGGATTTGATCCCCTACATTCTGGGCATATTGCTTATTTTAAAGCTGCAAAAACTTTAGGTGACATATTAATTGTTGGATTAAATTCTGACGATTGGCTTGTTCGTAAAAAAGGTGCAGCCTTTATGCCATGGAACGAAAGACTCTGTATTATTAATAATCTATCAATGGTCGACGAAGTTTATACCTTTGATGACGACGATGAATCAGCAAAACATTTCATTCAACAGGCAAGAGCACATTATCCTAATGCCGAACTAATATTTGCCAACGGCGGCGATAGGACCAAAGATAATATTCCAGAAATGGATGTTGTAGATTCTAATTTATCATTTGTATTTGGTGTTGGCGGCGAAAATAAAATGAATTCTAGCTCGTGGATTCTTCAAGAATGGAAGGCTCCTAAAACAGAAAGACCATGGGGCTACTATAGAGTTTTACATGAACAAGATAAAGAAGTCAAGGTAAAAGAATTAACAGTAGAACCAGGAAAATGGTTAAGTATGCAAAGGCATCTAGATAGAGCAGAACATTGGTTTGTATCTGAAGGAACAGCCACAGTCTATACTATAGATGCAAGTACCGATGTTGACTTATTGGGGATCTATCAAAAATTTGATAGTCTTCATATTAGTAAAACAAAATGGCATCAGCTTTGTAATGAAACTGATAAACCATTAAAAATTGTAGAAATACAATATGGTGAAAAGTGTGTCGAGGAAGATATAGAAAGGAAACCTTTATTATGACAATACCATCAAGCCCAGTAGATCGTAAAGCTATCTTAGACTGCATGAAAGAAATTAGTGCATCTATGACTCGCACCGAAGGTGAACGAGAGTTTATGCGTGAAGCAATTAAAGAAATTTGCGATAAGTATCAGCTGTCTAAAAAGACATTTCGTCGAATGGCAAAAGTATATCACAAGCAAAACTTCAGTTTAGAACTTGAAGAACACGAAGAGTTTGAGACTATGTATCAAACAATCACAACAACCACAACCATGAGTAAAGACCATGCCTAAATTTACACTTATTTGCGATCACGGTAATGAAAAAATAACCGCGGAATTTGAAAAAGAATATTTACCCGAGGTTCTCGAAAACCTCGAGATGTTTCTTCGAGGGGCAGGATATCATTTTAATGGTAATCTAGATTTTGTCCAGGATATAGAAGCGGAGCAATACTATCATGTATAATCAATATATTCTCGAAGCTAAATATTTAGACGCTATCAAAAGAGTTAAACGTAAACTCATTGTGGGAGTATATGCTAATTTAGATAAAGTGGAGGAAGCTAAAAAGAACTTACTTGCAGAAGAAACCAAGTATTCTTTGCGATTCTCTATTACCCCTCACTTTAACCCGTTTCTCAATGCAGTTGCTTGACTTCCTACCTAAAAGATGTTATAATAATGACATTAAGGAGTAAAAATGAGCGTAATTTATACCGTTATTGAACAGTTGGCATCAGACAATTCTCGTCTTGCTAAGGAAGCCATTCTCAAAAAGAATGTCAACAATGAATTACTAAAGCAAGTGTTCAATCTAGCTTTGAATCCATTTGTTCAATTCTATATCAGAAAAATTCCAAGCTATGATACTTCTACAGATAGTAAACCATTAAAAGAGGCATTAACTAATCTTAGTGTTTTATCAGATCGTGTAATGACAGGTCATGCTGCAATTAATCATTTACAATTTATTTTAGGATCACTGAGTAAAGAAGATGCAAAAATCATTGAGCGTATTATTGCAAAAGACATGCGTTGTGGAGTCTCCGAAGCAACCGTTAATAAAATTTGGCCAGGAACTGTCCCGTCATACCCAGTTATGTTGGCTTCTGGATACGACCAAAAGCTTGTCGACAAAATCCAATTTCCCGCCTATGTCCAACTCAAACTCGACGGAATGCGATTCAACGCAATCGTCAAGGGCGAAGTAGTAGAATATAGATCTCGCAATGGTAAAGAATTAACTATTCCTAATAAAACATTTGACATGCCATTTATTACTATGGCAAAATTTTATGGTGAGAATATGGTATTCGATGGCGAGTTGCTGGTTGTAGACGGTGCAGGCAAACCTGTCAATAGACAAACAGGCAATGGTATTTTATCCAAATCAATTAAAGGTACTATGGGTGTGCAGGAAGCAGTAAATGTACGCGCAACGCTCTGGGATGCTATTACATTTGAAAAATTTTCACACGGTGTTGATAAGGAAGTTTACAGTGCAAGGATGGAAAAACTAAGTAAGGCTATCTCATACATGAGAGGGCAAAAAGGACAGATAGGTCATTATGTTGATCTTGTGTGGAATAAACAAGTAAACGATATTGCCACTGCTCAGACAATATTTGAAAAGTTTCTAGCCGAAGGCCAAGAAGGCACAATCTTAAAATCCAAAGATGGTATTTGGGAAGACAAGCGTTCTAAGACTCAAATTAAGTTTAAAGGTGAGCTTGAATGCGAGTTAAAAGTTGTAGACTGGGAAGAGGGCACAGGCAAGAATGTAGGTCGACTAGGAGCATTGGTTTGTGAATCAGGTGATGGCGTTATTCGAGTAAATGTTGGATCAGGCTATTCCGATGAACAACGGGATGAGTATACCAAAAAAGTTATTGGTAAAATTATAACTGTTAAGTATAATGCCCGTATCAAAGATCGATCTGGAGTTGAGAGTTTGTTCCTTCCTGTATTTATTGAATTACGTGAGGATAAAGATACCGCAGAATCTAGTAAATCTATCAAATAATTATAAATAAACGGGAATGAGGTTAATCATATGCCCGCAAAAATTTACAAGTTTCCTGAGAGACGAACATATTATCGAGGTTACAAAATTCCTCTTTACACAGAGGATCAGATATTTTTGACAATCTTATCTTTAAATATCTTTGGTAATCTTACAGAAAAAGTAACTGAAAAAACCCTAGAAGATTACGAACCGTTAACAGTTATAAAAGCGCTAGTCGAAGCAAAATCGTCTGGCGTTTTTTCCATTAAAACTAAAAATACTATACAGGAAATATTAAAATCTATAGAAACACTATGAATACCTTTATCTATATAATGTTTTTACAAAAATTTGAAAATTAATAGTGATGTCAAATCTTAAACGTATTGGATTTTGTTGTAAATGGCTCAACAGTCCAAATGAATGTGGCGGTATGAAGGTCAATGCCAAAGACCGAGAGCTTAACGGGTCGTCAACTACCATGCGTTGGTTACGAGAACACCCCAACCAGGCAGAGCAGCGTCAATGGGATATCATGAATCACAACACCTCTGCTGCTGTTAAATTAATTGAACGGGTAGCCTCGCTGCCAGCCAATCGCAGAATGGTGCGTCTCGGATCAGAAATGTTACCGGGATATACAGAAAAAGATTGGATTGATTGGTGGCAGCGCCCGGAGATTCAAACGCATTGCGAACAAATTTTTGCACCAATTGGTGAAACCGCTCGTAGACTAGATGTACGACTTAGTTTTCATCCTGGGCAGTTTTGTGTATTAGCCAGTGAAAATCCCGGTATTGTAGAGAGGTCAATTGAAGAATTTGAATATCATGCTAATATGGTTAGATGGATGGGGTATGGCAAAACATTTCAGGACTTTAAGATCAATGTACATATTTCCGGTAAACGCGGCCCTGCAGGCATTATTGAAGCACTTGGCAAGCTGAGTCCAGAGGCTCGCAACTGTATCACTATTGAAAATGACGAAAACTCATGGGGGGTTGATGCTAGTATTGAACTAGTGGATCATTGCGCGCTAGTGCTTGATATACATCATCACTGGATTCGTACCGGAGAATATTTACAAGCCAATGACAGTCGAGTATCGCGTATTATAGATTCATGGAGAGGTGTACGTCCGGCACTGCATTATTCTGTTTCCAGAGAAGATGTATTGGTAGGGCACGACCCCTTTGAGTTGCCTAATCATGCAACATTATTAGCACAGGGCCACAAAAAACAAAAAATGCGAGCACATTCAGACTTTTATTGGAATCAATCTGCTACAGATTGGGCCTTAACATTCTGGCCTCAGTTTGACATACAATGTGAGGCAAAAGGTAAAAATTTAGCTAGCGAACAGGTATTTAACCGCGCATTGGAATTGGAATTAATCTAAGTATTAAATTAGAAAAACGAGTAATATCTATTTGGTATTACTAACAGCAAGGTATAATATATAATGTATCAGGAGTTAATTAATGCCATTTTATGATTTTAAATGTTCTAACTGCGATGAAATATTTTCAGTTATGTGTTCTATCTCTAAACGAGAATCGCAAGAGTGTCCTTCTTGCAAGTCCCCCAAATACGAATCCCATCATACTGCTATGCCTGCGTTTGGCGACCCTGTGCGTCTTGGCATCAGAACCGTGGATGATGGGTTTCGAGAAGTGTTGTCTAGGGTTGGGTCTAACAACGGACGTCAGGCTGACCTTAAAAACAAATTGAGCAGAAGCTAATATATGATAAGTTATCTTTCTTTAACTCGGGAGGTCAACACATAGCGTTGCCTCCTTACTTACTATTCTAAGAGGACAATTCATGGCAAAAACAAGAACAAGTGTTCAAACACAATCTAGTCAAACCCCTCAGTTAACATTAGCCAATAATAAACTGAAACTATGTCTAGATGACATGAAAACAATTAAGCCATTAACAGATAATCAGAAAGGATTCTTTGATTCATACGATAAAGCAAAAGTTATGTTATTACATGGTGTTGCAGGAACAGGCAAAACTTACATAGCATTATATCACGCATTAGAGGAAGTATTAAACAAACAGAATCAGTATCAAAGAGTAGTAATAGTTAGGTCAGCAGTACCTAGCAGAGATATAGGACATTTA